AGAAGAGTTCGTAAAGGAACTTAAAAAGACTTCTGATAAGGATAACTGGTCGTTAGCAGGTAAACTTAACCCTAAAACTAGAATCTTTGCACCTGTTGTAGTAAGAGGTGAGGAAGATAAAGGAGTTAGATTATGGGGATTCGGAATCACTATTTATAAAGCGTTATTAGCGTTAGCTGAAGACGAAGATGTAGGTGATTTTACAGATGTAATAAATGGATGGGACATGGTTGTAGAAATGCAAGCAGGTAACCCTTACCCAACTACTACAGTTAGAATTAAACCTAAACAAACACCTTTATCGGATAATAATGATTTAGTTGATACATGGTTAAAGGAACAACCTAACCCGGTAGAAGTACATAATCAATACGATTATGACTTTATCAAGAAGCAACTTCAAAATTATTTGAACCCAGGATCAGCAGAGGATGAAACTCCTGCAGCAGGTTCTGAATCAAGTACGCCAGAAAGCTCAGGAAGTCCTCAAAAGACTGACTTTACTTTGGAAACAGCTACTGCTGGCAACAAAGACACAGTTAGTAAGTTTGATGATTTATTCAATGAGTAATGGCGAAAAAGAAAGAAGTACTAGAAAGAGCGACTGCGTCAGTACGTAAGTCGTTCAACTTAAGCAATTTTAAGAAGAAAAAAGGATTTTCCAATGCCTCTGTTAAATTTAAAGAGCAGGGGTGGATACCTTTATCAAAAGCATTTCAAGATATTACTTCCCTTCCCGGTATACCGACCGGACATATTACTTTGTTAAGAGGACATAGTGATACGGGCAAAACAACTGCCCTAATTGAAGCTGCGGTGAGTGCCCAAAAAATGGGCATTCTCCCAGTATTCATTATTACGGAGATGAAGTGGTCTTGGGAACATGCTAAAGAAATGGGTCTTCAAGTAGAGGAAATTACCGATAAAGATGGTAATGTTTTAGACTATGAAGGACATTTTTTATATGCTGATAGAGGTTCCTTAAATACTATTGAAGATGTAGCAGTTTATATGGCTGATCTATTAGATGAGCAAGCAAAAGGTAATTTACCATTTGATTTATGCTTCTTATGGGATTCAATCGGTTCAGTTCCTTGTGACCTGTCTGTAAGATCTAATAAGAATAATAATGAATGGAATGCTGGTGCTATGTCTACTCAGTTTGGAAATAATTTAAACCAAAAAATTCTTTTATCTAGAAAAGAAAATTCACCTTATACTAATACTTTAGTAGCTATTAATAAAGTATGGACTATGAAACCTGAATCACCTATGGGTATGCCTAAACTACAGAATAAAGGAGGTATGTCGATGTGGTATGATTCAACTTTAGTAGTTACCTTTGGTAATATTACTAACCCAGGTACATCTAAAATTAAAGCTATAAAAGATGGATTACAGGTTGAATTTGCTAAAAGAACTAACGTTCAGATAGAAAAGAATCATATTGGAGGAGTACAGTCTAGAGGTAGAGTAGTAATGACTCAACATGGTTTTATTCCTGATGATAAAAGAGCAATCGATAAGTACAAAGACCAACATAAAGAACATTGGTTGAAGCTTGTAGGTAGTTTAGATTTTGATTTAATTGAAGAAGGTGATTTAAATGAAGATCCTATAACTCCTAATCTTCTTGACTAGTGGCTTACGATAACATTCTAAAGAACTTAAAGCAGACCCCACCCCCAGAGCTAAACGATCACATTTTAGTGATCGATGCTATGAATATGTTGATTCGTAGCTTTTCCTTGCTCAAAGCAATGAGTCCAACAGGTCACCATATCGGAGGCCTAGTTGGCTTCTTGCGATCTTTAGGGTATGTTACTAGGATATTCGAGCCTACTAGAGTAATAATAGTATGGGACGGTAAAGGAGGTTCCGGAAACAGGCAAAATGTTGATCCTAATTATAAAGCTCATAGAGCTAATACTAGAATTACACATTGGGGGTTATACGATACTAAGCAAGAGGAAACTGAAGCATTAATAGGTCAGCTACTAAGAACTAAAGACTATTTAGAATGCTTACCAGTACAGCAGATTATGATGGAAAAATTAGAAGCTGATGATATTATAGCATATTTAGCTCAAGAAGCTTCTAAAAATAAAAAGAAGATGACTATTATATCTTCTGATAAAGATTTTTTACAAATGGTAGATAAATACGTATCTGTTTATGCACCAGTAAAAAAGAAAACCTTTACACCTGATAATATAGAAGAGGAAATTAAGGTACATCCTCAAAACTATAATATTATAAAAGCACTTTTAGGTGATAACTCAGATGGACTTAGAGGAGTTAAAGGTTTAGGTATAAAAACGATAGTTTCAGAATTTCCTGACGTAGTAGATAAACCTAATATAGAGTTAGACTACATATTTTCAGTATGTGAAGATAAATTAGACTCTAAAAAAATATTTGCTAAAATTATACATGAATGGGATAGAGTAGAAACAAATTATAAATTAATGAATTTACACGAAAGTGTGTTGGATAATAGCGAAAAAGATACTATATTAGAGATAATAAAAGATGATATTCCTGACCTTCAAGCAGGTGCATTTTTACACTTATTAGATAGTGATAAGATAGAAGGTGTTACTAAAAATACTGAAGGTTGGTTAGAAAACTTTAGGGGTTTAACGGTTTTTAAAAAATAGGTTATGACATTAAAAAGTCTTCAACAGTATGGTAAAGGATTTCAATTAAAAGTATTAGGTTCTTTACTTACAGACAAAAAATTCTTACTAAACGTAAGAGATGTATTATATCCAGAATATTGGGATGCAGATGCTCATAAATGGATTATAACTCAGATTACAGATTACTTCGATAAATTTCATACTATAATTACTATGGATGTTCTTAAAGTAGAACTCCAAAAAGTAGAAAATGAAGTACTACAAGTAGCATTGAAGGAAGAGTTAAGAAACTCTTATCAAGCTTCTACAGGAGATATAGACTACGTACAAGAAGAGTTTACTAATTTTTGTAGAAATCAAGAAATGAAAAATGCTATACTAAATTCTGCCGATTTACTTAAAGAAGGTAATTTTGACGGTATAAGAAATTTAGTTGAAAAAGCAATAAAAGCAGGATTAGATAAAAATATAGGACATGAATATAATAAAGATATTGAAACTAGGTATAGAGTTGATTACAGGCCTACTATTCCATCTCCTTGGCCCATACTTAATGAAGGAATACAAGGAGGCTTTGGACCGGGTGACTTAGGAATTATATTCGGTTCACCAGGAGGTGGAAAATCTTGGACTATGGTAGCAATAGCTGCTCATGCAGTTCAATTAGGACATAAAGTAAATTATTATACTTTAGAATTAGGAGAAGATTATGTAGGAAAAAGATTTGACTGCTATTTTACAGGGTATAATATTGATGAAATAAATAAACATAGAGATGATGTTCAAACTCATGTTAATAACCTTAAAGGTAGGTTAATAGTAAAAGAATATCCTCCTAAAGGTGCTACTATTAGTACTATAAAAGCTCACGTTCAGAAATGTATAGATATGGAACATAAACCTGATATGATTATTATCGATTATGTTGATTATTTGAGAGCGCCTTCTAAAGGTAAGTATTCTGAAAGAAAAGATGAAATAGATGATAATTTTATAGCTACTAAAGGATTAGCTAAAGAATTAAAAATACCTATTCTTACACCTTCTCAGGTAAATAGAATGGGTGCAAAAGATACTATTATTGAAGGAGATAAGGCAGCAGGATCATACGATAAAATGATGGTTGCTGATATTTGTTTATCTCTTTCTAGAATGAAAGAAGATAAAGTTTTAGGTACCGGAAGGATTCATGTTATGAAAAATAGATATGGTCAAGACGGTATGACATATAATATAAAAATGGATACTAACAACGGACATATTGACTTTGAAGGTAAAACTGACCCGTCAGAATTGATAGATAATATTGATTCTAACGGTAATAGCTTTTCAAAAGTAGATGTTAACAAAATTTTTGAAAAAATTTAATATGAAAGTTGCTTTTTACACCAATATATACTATATTTATTTTAGAGTCCTTGATAGAATCCTATCAGGGATCTTTTTGTCTAATACCACACGTAATATATAAAGATATATGAGCTTAATTAAAGAGAGAGTAGTGTATAAGCCTTTTGAATATCCAAAAGCTTTCGACTACTGGTTAAAACAACAGCAAGCTCATTGGCTTCATACCGAAGTACCAATGGCACAGGATGTAACAGATTGGAAAAGTAATCTTAAACCACATGAAAAGAATATTATCGGGCAAATACTTAAAGGTTTTGCACAAACAGAAACGATAGTAAATGATTATTGGTCAACATTAGTAACTAAATGGTTTAGAAAACCTGAAGTTATAATGATGGGTACAACATTAGGGTCATCTGAAACTATACATGCTGAAGCTTACTCTTTGTTAAATGAACAGTTAGGTTTAGACGATTTTGCTGAGTTTTTAGAAGACGAAACTACTATGGCTAAGATAGAAGCATTAATGGAAGTTAGAGATAATCACGACGGTACTCCTAACTGGCATGAAAGAGCTAAGTCATTAGCTATATTTTCAGCATTTACTGAAGGTGTTAATTTATTTTCTTCTTTTGCTGTTTTATTATCATTTAAAATGAGAAATCAACTTAAAGGAGTTGGTCAGATAGTTGAATGGTCGGTAAGAGATGAATCATTACATTCAGATGCAGGATGTTGGTTATTTAGAACATTGATGGAAGAAAATCCTAAATTTAAAACTAAAAAATTAATTAAAGAAATCGAACAAGCTGCTCATTTAGCTTTACAGTTAGAATTTGACTTTATAGATAAAGCGTTTGAAATGGGAGACTTAGAAAATTTAGGAAAAGAAGAATTAAAGAACTTTATTAAGCATAGAGTAAATACTAAAATGGGAGATTTAGGATTAGATCCTATCGTACCTTCTAATGAAATAGATAAAGGAGCTTTAAAAACTATGAAATGGTTTGATGCAGTTATTGCTGGTAAACAGCATACTGATTTCTTTGCTAACAGAGTTACTAATTACGCTAAAGGCCATATGGACTGGTCTGATGCATTTTAAGATAAGGTTATGACATTACAAGTAGATTATTCCCAGTGGGAAAAGGGTAAAGATTACCCTGAGTGGATGAATGAAATATCTTTAGCTACTATATCTAAAGGATATTTGCTTCCTGACGAAACTCCTAAGACTGCTTTTAGAAGAGTAGCCAATACTATTGCCGGTAGATTAGATAAACCAGAATTAGCTAATAAATTTTTTAGATATATGTGGAAAGGATGGTTAAACCTTGCTTCTCCAGTACTATCTAATACAGGTACTGATAAAGGTTTACCTATTTCATGTTTTGGTATTGATACTCCTGATTCTATTAGAGGAATTGGTTTAACTAACGCTGAATTGATGAGATTGACATCACTTGGAGGAGGAGTTGGTATTAGTTTATCAAGAGTAAGAGGAAGAGGTGAAAAAATAGGTAATGGAACAATGGGACAGTCTGAAGGTGTAGTACCTTGGGCTAAAATATATGATTCTACTATCATAGCTACTAATCAAGGTGCAGTTAGAAGAGGAGCAGCCTCAGTAAACCTTAATATTGATCACCCAGATATAGAAGAATACTTACAAATAAGAAGACCTAAAGGTGACCCTAACAGACAATGTTTAAATTTACATCAAGCTGTTATGGTTACTGATTCATTTATGGAGAAGCTAGAAAGACGAGAGCAAGATGCTATGAATCTTTGGGTAAAAATATTAAAATCTAGAGTTGAAACAGGTGAACCTTATATAATGTATAAGGATAATGTAAATAATGCTAATCCACCTGCCTATAAAAAGAATAACCTAGAAGTTACAATGACTAATATATGTTCTGAAATAACACTTTTTACAGATGAAGAGCATAGTTTTATTTGTTGCTTATCAAGCGTTAATCTTACAAAATGGCATGAATGGAAAAACACAGACCTAGTAGAAACTGCAATTTATTTTTTAGACGGAGTTTTAGAAGAATTTTTAGCAAAAACTTCTGGAAGAGAATCACTAATAAGAGCACACAGAAGTGCTAAAAAAGGTAGAGCTATAGGGTTAGGTGTTTTAGGATGGCATACTTTTTTACAAAACGAAAGAATACCTTTTACTTCAGTAGCTGCTACATCATTAACACATCAAATATTTTCTCAAATTAAGTCTCAAGCTGAATCAGCATCAAGAAAATTAGCAGACGAGTATGGTGAACCAGTTTGGTGTAGAGGTACAGGAATGAGAAACTCTCACTTAATAGCAGTAGCTCCTACTGTATCTAACTCTACTATAGCTGGTGGTGTTTCTGCTGGTATAGAGCCTTTACCAGCTAATATTTGGACTTTTAACTCAGCTAAAGGTACTTTTATAAGAAAAAATAAAGCATTAGAATCATACCTAGAAGAAAAAGGTCATAATACAGATGAAGTATGGGATCAAATAATGAATGATAGAGGTTCTGTTATAAACTTACCTGAAGATATTATACCTGCTCAAGACAAAGAAATATTTTATACTTTTGCTGAAATAAATCAATTGCAGTTAGTAGAGCAAGCAGCAGCTAGACAAAAATATATAGATCAAACTCAATCTTTAAACTTAGCATTCGATCCAGGTGATTCACCTAAGTTTATTAATGAAGTTCATCAAGCTGCTTGGAGATTAGGAATAAAAACATTATATTATTTAAGAACAGATTCAGTTATAAATGGAGATATAGGTTCAAGAACCTCTCTTGACTGTTTAAGTTGTGATGGCTAAAATTAAAGGATTAGGAGACGTAGTATATTACTTAACTAAATACACAGGTATAAGGTGGTTAGTCAAGAAAATATGGGGTGAAGATTGCGGCTGTGACGAAAGGCAAGAAGAGTGGAATAATGCTGTTCCTTTTAATTCAAAACCTAAAGATATCTCTATTTATAATAAACCAAAAGCAACACCTAAGTTATGACAATTAAAAACGGTTCTATTTTTATTCAAATTGCAAGTTATAGAGATCCAGAATTAAGACCTACTTTAAAAGATTTAATAGATAAAGCTGATAATCCAGATAGGCTTCATATTTGTGTTTGCTGGCAACATGCTCCTATAGATGAATGGGATCATATTGAAGAATTTAAAGATGATAGTAGATTTACTTTTATTGATGTTGATTATTTAGATTCATTAGGAACTTGTTGGGCTAGAAACCTTATTCAACAACATTATCAGGGAGAAGATTATACTTTACATTTAGATTCTCACCATAGGTTTAAAAAAGGTTGGGATAGTGAATGTATTAGAATGATTAAACAGTTACAAAAAAAAGGTCATAAAAAACCACTATTAACTTCCTATATTCCTTCATATCATCCTAATAATGATCCTGCAGGCAGAGATATGGTTCCTTGGAAATTAGATTTCGATAGATTTTCACCTGAAGGCGTACTTTTTACTATGCCATCATCTATTGATGATTGGAAAGAAAGAACTGAACCAATGAAATCAAGATTCTTTTCAGCTCATTTCTGTTTTACTTTAGGTATATTTTGTGAAGAAGTACAGCATGATCCTCAATACTATTTTCATGGTGAAGAAATAGCATTAGCTGTAAGAGCTTATACTCATGGATATGATTTATTCCATCCTCATAAGATAGTAGCATGGCATGAATATACTCGAGAAGGTAAAACTAAACAATGGGATGATGATCCTGTATGGGAAGAAAAAAATTTAAGAACATTCCGAAGATTAAGAGGATTATTAGAAATAGATGGAGTAAAATGTTCACCTTGTATGGAAAAAAAATTAGCTCCTTATACTTTAGGTAAAGAAAGAACTTTAGCAGAGTATGAAAAGTATGCAGGAGTAAGATTTAGTGATAGAAGCGTACAAGCTCACACTTTAAAAAAATTAGAACTACCATGCCCGGAAGTTGAAGATTATGAAAACTCTTTTCATCCGTTTTTCAGACATTGTATAGATATTCATTTAGATTCAGTACCTGAAGAAGATTATGAATTTTGGTGTGTAGCTTTTCACGATGAACATGGAGAAGATTTATTTAGAAAAGACGCAGACCTTAATGAAATAAATCAATTAAAATCTTTAGCTAAAAATAATAACGGATGGATAAATTTATGGAGAGAATATACAGGCCCTAAACCAGCAAGATGGATAGTATGGCCTTATTCAACTTCAAAAGAATGGTGTGAGAGGATTGAAGGAGATTTAACAGTACCAGTTTAATGAAAACTATATTTTTACATTTACCAGCATATAGGGAACCTGAATTAATTCCTACTATTAAAGATGCTTTAGCTCAAGCCAAGTATCCTAAAAGGATTCACTTTGGTATATGCAGGCAATTTAACCCTGAAGATGGGTTTGATAATATAGATGAGTATAGAAAAGATAAAAGATTTCATATTTACGATATGCCGTATGAAAAAGCAAAAGGACTTGCTTATGCTAGAAGTGTAATAAATGAAAAGCTATTAACTAACCAAGATTTTGTACTTCAATTAGATTCTCATCATAGGTTTACTAAACATTGGGATGTTACGTTAATTTCCTGGTATAATCAGTTAAAAAGCGATGGTCATAATCCATTGATATGTGGATATTCACCTTATTATAATCCTTTTAACGATCCAGCTGATAGAGTACAAGAACCTTGGATGAGTGAAGCAGCGTGTTTTTATCCTCATGGTACTATTTTTATTAGACCTACCGGATTTAGAGATAACTGGAAGGATTTTAAGAAACCTGTACCTGCTAGATTTTTATCAGGACATTTTTGTTTTGGTCCTAATAAATGGGCTAAAGAAATTAAGCATGATCCAGATATATTTTTTGCAGGAGAAGAAATTAATTTAACAGTACGTAGTTTTACTCATGGATATGATTTATTTCATCCTCATAGGGTAGTTGTATGGCATGCTACTATGAGAGAAGAAAGAGATGGTATGTTAGTATGGGACGATCAATCTAAAAGAGGAGAAGATGCATGGTGGAAAGAAAATGATAGAGGTAGAGATAAAATAAGAAAATTACTAAGAGTTGAAGAGAATGATTGGGACTTAACCGGGTATGATTTAGGTACTAAAAGATCGTTAAGAGATTATGAAAAATATGCTGGTATACATTTCGAAAAAAAATCTTTTCAAAGATATACTAAAGATAATTTTTTACCTCCAAACCCAGTAATCGAAGACGAAAAAGATTGGGAAAATAGTTTTATGTATTCTTTTTACTTTTTAGTAAATATAGAAAGAACTATTTTAAATAAAGATGATTATGATTTTGTACTACTAGCTTTCGATGATGAAAACGGAGAAGGTATAGATACAGAATTTATTTCTGATCACAGATTAACAGACTTTTTAAATGGTAAAACTATCCATTTTGAAAAAATGTTTTTAACAGACAAAAATCCTAGTAAAGTTGTTTACTGGGGTCATAGCCCTGAAAGAGGTTGGGCTGAAAAAGAAGAAATAATTTTATAACATGGTATATATAACATTAACTACGATACCTACTAGATTGATAACCCGGTATAACTACCATATGAAAGAGTGTATACTTTCGCTTCTTAACCAAACATATGAAGATTACGAAATACACTTAAATATCCCTTCTAAGTTAAAACTAACTGGTGAAGATTATATTATTCCGGAATGGTTAACTGAATTAGTGGAAGAAAATAAAAATAAACTCAAACTCTTTACCGATCTAGAAGATTTAGGTCCAGTAACGAAATTATTACCTACGGTAAAAAGATTAGATAACCCAGACGATATAATCATAGTAGTAGATGATGATCATGTATATGATTCTAGAGTTATAGAAGAGCATTTAAAACATAGAGAAAAATATCCTGAAAACCCAGTTGGGTATGATGGATTAGACGCTATTGATAAACATTGGAAAGATGTAAGAAACTACTTTTGCACAGGTATAAGAAAAGATGCTAGGGTAAAAGTTTTACAGCACTATAAAACTATATCATATAGAAGATATTTTTTTGAAGATGATTTTGAAGATTTTGTAACTAAACATTTAACATGGAACGATGACCTGCTAATATCAGCATACATGGCTTCTAAAGAGAGACATAGGTGGGTTACGTTTCATCCCGATGATCCTACAGATCACGAAAATGAACAAAAATGGAGAGAATCATTAAATAAAACCTTTCCTATACACCGTCATACAGAACATGAAGAGAAGGAAGGATGTAATATATTTAGAAATGATGATAAATATAAACCAGACATTCAAGGATTATATTCATTTATAGATAAACAGCCAGTATGAGGTACTATTATGCAGCTGAATTTCCTAGTGTAACTAAAGAATGGTTTCCTTCTTTTAACAAGTTCCTATTTGAAGATTATTTAGAAAAAAATTTCGAAATAGAAAAACTTACACATTTTAAAGAAGATGCAAACTTTAAAGTATGTAAAATTCCAAATACAGATCAAATATTACATGTACACGGTAACTTATCATTTTTTATAGATACTAAACTTAAAAAAGCAGTAGGATTAACTACTCATTGGAATTCAAGAGAAATACTAAGTCATAATTTAGATTTTATTACTAATTACGATGTAACTATTTACAACGGACATTATTTTGAAAAAGACATTAATAACTCAACAACGGATATTGATAAGAAATATAAAATTAAACCGTGGAGTTTTAGACCTTTGTATTGGAATCCTATAGAACACAGGTACAATCCAAAAAATGAAAAAGCATATTTTAAAGGAAAGTTTATACCTTTCAGTAGAAATTTTTTAGAAATTATTCAAGAGACTAATAACGATGAATTTATAATAAATTTTAAAAATGTATTGTATAATGACTGGCTTAAGGAATCTAGCGAAAGCTTACTTTGTATTTCAGCACCTGGGGTTAGAGATATGTGTAATAGAGATATAGAATTTTTCCAAATGGGTATACCATTAATTAGACCTAAATTTTATTCGGAATTAGAAGTAAAAATACCCGATGAAATTTATATTCCTATAGATTTTGAACCTATCACAGAACACAGACCTTATGGAATGCCGAAAGATCATCAAAAATTAGCAGATGAAGTAGTATATACTTGGAATAATATAAAAAACGATAGAGAATTTTTAAATAAGAAAAGCAAACTCTGCAGAGAATTTTATGAAGAGTATTATACTAATGACAAATTAGTAGAAAATGGATTTAAAACTATAATAAATGAGTTTAATAACTAAAAGTTTACATTATTTAGGAAAAAATCACCCTGAATTGACAGCAGTTCAAATTGGAGGTATGGATGGTATACATTTTGACGATACTAGAGGTTTTTTCGATATGTACGAATGGAAAACTATCATAGTTGAACCGATACCTGAATTATTTAAATTATTAAAAGAAAATTTAAAAGATAGGAAGAATTTATTATTCGAAAACAGTGCTATAGGTAAAGAAAATAGTACTATTAAAATGCTCAACATACCTTTAAAGTCTATCGAAGAAAATGATTTACATCCTGGGTATAAAGGAATGAGTGCTGTATACCCATTAAAAAATGGATTTGGAAGTACCTACTGGAGGGATAAAGAAGTTAAAGAAAAGTACGGTGTCGATATAGAAGTACCATGTATTACTTTTGATGAATTAGTAAAAAAATATAGTTTAGACAATGTAAATATTTTAATTAGTGATGCTGAAGGTTCTGATTGGGATATTTTCAAAACTATCGAACTTGATAAATACGATATAAAATTTATTAGACTTGAATATATGAATTTGACTGATGAAGAAAAAAACGAATTAAAACAAAAGTTAGATAATGCAGGGTATATATACGAAATTAAGGGCCAAGATATAGATGCAGTAAAAAAAGAAATAGCAGATAAAATGAATACAGAGTCAGATACTAAAACAAAGCAGAACTATACTATAGTTTCAGGTTTATGGGATTTAACTAGAGAAGGAAGAGACTTTAATGATTGGTATTTAGCAAGATTTAAAGAGTTTTTAAAAATCGATGCTAATATGATCTTATTCTTACCTCCTGAATTAGTAGACTTAGTATGGGAAGTAAGATCTAAAAATAATACTTATATTAAAATTATGAGTTTAGAAGATCTTAAAAATGGTTATTTTCAACCTCATTGGGAAAACGCACAAAAAATAAGAAACAGTAAAGAGTGGTTAGAACAGACAGGACCTGGAGGATGGTTGAAAACTAGCCCACAAGCTACTTTAGAATACTATAATCCTATAGTAATGTCTAAAATGTTTATGTTGCATGATGCTTCTATTTTTAATAATTTTCAAACAGACTATTTTTACTGGTTAGATGCAGGTATTACTAGTACTGTACCTGAAGGGCATTTAACTCACGATAGATGTTTTGATAAAATAAATAAATATGCTGATCCTTTTCTATTTTTAAGTTATGATTATATATCAGCAGGAGAAATACATGGATTTGAACAAAAAGCTATAGATAGATACGCAGGAGAACCAGTTCGATATGTATGTAGAGGAGGTTTATTCGGTGGACATAAAGATCAAATATCTCAAGCTAATAGTACATATTATGCTCTTTTAAATAATTCTTTAGCAGAAGGTTTGATGGGGACTGAAGAAAGTTTATTTGCTATTATGGCTTATAACGAACCTTATTTTTATAGGAGATATAGATTAGACGATAATGGGCTTATAGTTAAATTTACTGAAGCATTACTTAAGAACACAGTTAAATTAGAAGAACTTAAAAAACCAGTACCTAAACTTATAAAAAAGAATATATTAGATACTTCTAAATTGAAAACTAATCTATATATTTTAACTTTTAACTTTCCTGACCAGCTATTACACACAATAGAATCTATGAAAAAAGTACCTGAATGGTTAGAAAAACCTAATTTAGTACTTTTAGATAATTCTACTGATACTACAGCTCAACATGATAACAAAGAAATAGCTGAAGAATATAATTTTGAATATATTTGGCTAGAAGGTAATAAAGGTATATGTGGGGGTAGACAAGCAGCAGCCGAACATTTTCATAAATCAGATGCAGATTATTATTTTTTCTTTGAAGATGATATGACATCTAATCCACCAACATTAGACGGTCAATTCTGTAGAAATGGTTTAAGAAAATATATTCCTAATCTTTATATTCTTTTGCATGAGATAATGCTTAAAGAAGAGTTTGATTACCTTAAAATGTCATTTACTGAAGTTTACTGGGATAATAATATACAAACAAGCTGGTATAATGTACCGCAAGATGTAAGAACTAAGTTCTGGCCTGATTATGATCAACTTCCAGTTACCGGAAAAGATGATAACGCTCCTAGAACTAAATTTAATGTTATTAATAATCATTCAGGAATAGCATATATAGATGGAGAAATAACATATACCAATTGGCCTATGATTATGTCCAAAAAAGGTAATCAAAAAGTTTTTATTGATACTAAATGGGATCATCCTTATGAACAAACATGGATGTCTCATGTATTTCAATTGCAAAAAGAAGATAAAATCAGAGCTGGGGTTCTTTTAGCTTCTCCTATATGGCATGAAAGGATAAAATATTACAAACCTGAAGAAAGAAGAGAAAACTAATGACATTTAAAGATTTACCCTTTTTTATTTATACTAATAAAGAAAGTTTACCGTTAGCTGAAATTGCTGCTGATAAATTATTAGAGTTTTCACCAGAGAGTATCAATCTTTCTATAGTTTCTAATAAAATTAAAGAAAATTTTAATCCTAAATATAAAGATCTATATTTTTTGAGCAATATCGATAGGAATGACGGATATCAGTTTTCTAACACAGTAAAATTATTTTTAGAAAATGTCGATTCTGAGTATATTTTTCTGCTATGTGATGATTATATGACTACTTCTGCTTTAAAAGAAGATGAAATTAATAATATATTAAGTTTTTTAAAAAAGTATAAAGTTGATTATATTTGTTTTCAAAAAAGAGATAAAAATAGAACGGAAAAGTATAAAGTATTTTACACAGAAGAATATGGTAATAATTTACATTTAGTACCAGATTCTGAAACTTGTAGATTTAGTGTGCAACCAAGTATATGGAAAACATCTGTTTTGAAAGAATTATTAAATTCAAATGAACTTATGGATGTCCATGTATTTGAGCAACTAAAACCTACAAATAAGTACTTAACTTTAGGAGTAAATTGGCATAATTTAACTAATAATCCGAGCATAGATCCATCCCCAGAGTTGGAGTTTATTTACAACTATGTAGAAGTAGTAAGACATGGAGTATTTTATTTTTATGAAAATGGATTTCCTATATCTAAAACTAATTATTTATCTAACTACATTAGAAAGTTAATAAATGAATATAAAATGTATAATGATGATTTATACAAAAAAATTATGTCAAAAATAACTGATTATTAGTTGTTTTTTCAATAATAATTTACTATATTATATATTATGAAAGATGTTATAAAGTTTTATGCTGATTGGTGCGGACCCTGTAAAACCTATACTCCGTTTTTTAATGAAGTTAAAGAAGAGTTAAAAGAAAACTATAATTTTGTTGAAGTAGACGTAGATAATGACGTTACAGGTATAGCTGCTAATTTTAAAATTATGAGTATTCCAGCTACGGTAGTAGTTAATGAAGAAGGAGCTTATAATAAGAAAGTAGGATTAATGAATCCTTCAGAACTAAAAAAATTTATCAAACAAGATGTTAAGAAAACCTAATTCTATTCCAAAAGGAGATACCTTAATTGAAGATCCTGCTATTGAACCTTACTTTATAGTTAGATCTCAAGTAGGAGGTTATGTTATATATAAAAGAGTTGTTAAAGGCAAAAACGATACTCATTATATAAAAACTATGTGTTACCCAGGTAATTTTTCTCAGGCTCTCAAATTAGTGGCCGAATATATGTTAAATGATGGTAACAATAAGAGTTATAAATCACTAAAAAACTATTTAAACTCATATAAAAGAATTGAACAGAGTATAGGTTCAATGAAGGATTTGCCTATATCCTAAACATACCTGGCATATTTTTAATTTTTTATATTATGGCGAAAAACGCAGTATTATCATTAAGTGGAGGAATGGATTCTTCTACATTATTGTTACATCTACTTAGAGAAGGGTATAATGTAACAGCATTATCTTTTGATTATGGTCAAAAGCATAGAGTAGAGCTTAAAAGAGCTCAAGAATTAATAGAATATGTTAATTCAAACTGTAATAAAGTTGTAGGTCAAGAACCTGAAACAAATGCATTGATTGCAAAATTACAATATACTCCAGTTAATTATCAAGTTATTAAGATAGACGGAATTACTAGTTTACTAAACTCAGCTTTAGTAGATGGAGGTGATGAAGTTCCGGAAGGTCATTATGAGCAAGATAATATGAAAGAAACTGTAGTTCCTAATAGGAATAAAATATTTTCTTCGTTAACTCAAGCTGTAGCATTATCTATAGCAAATAAAACACAAGAAGATACTTTTATTTGTTTAGGTATACATGCAGGTGATCATGCTATTTATCCTGACTGTAGACAAGAATTTAGAGATGCTGATATGGAAGCATTTCAAATAGGTAATTGGGATGCTGAAAGAGTTAAATTTTTAACTCCTTATTTAAATACAGATAAATTTGGTATTCTAGAAGATGGTGAAAAAAGCTGTAATGCTTTAGACTTATCTTTTGAAGAAGTTTATAGAAGAACTAATACTTCATATAAACCTTATCCTAGCGGTAATTCTGATTATAAATCAGCTTCTTCTGTAGAAAGAATAGAAGCATTTATAAAATTAGGCAGACCTGATCCTGTTCAATATGAAGATGAATCAGGACCTGTTGAATATGAGGTTGCTAAAACTCATGTAGAAAAACTTTTAGCAGAACACACTAATTAAAATTTTTATTATGAAAAATTTATTATTTTTATTTGCTTTAACTATGTTAATGGCTTGTGATCCTCCTAAAAAAGAGGCACAAGAAGCAACACCGGATAATACTGTAAAGGTAGAACCGATCGTTGAAGCACAAGTTAGTCCGGAGATTGATTCAACCACAGTTGATAAAGCTCCCGAAGAAATTGTTCCGAAGATAGAAGAACAATAAAATCTGATAGCTAAATGAAAATTCTCATTTTAGCTTCCCCAAGAAGTGGTTCCACCATACTGAATAGAGCTTTAAGTAAAATTTTAAAACTTTTTCCGTATGGTGAACCCTTTAATTATGGACTTCAACGTCAAAATTTTAAATACCCTTTTGAATTAAGAAAAAAATCAGTAGTTAAATCATTGGTATATCAAGTACCAGAAGGGTATGATAATAGTGAAGGAGATTTTTACGATTCGTATAAAGATAATTTTGATAGAGTAATTCTACTTACCCGTAAAGATATCCAGAAAACATACGAAAGTTATTCTTTTAATACTTACCACTATCCTGATGGTAATTGGCCTTTTAAATACTGGTACAAAGAAGTACCTTTTAGTTATAAATTATATAATTCAGTAGTTAGAAATCATAATAAAATTTTAGATTATGGAAATAAATGGAATATACCAATTACTTATTATGAAGATTTATATTCCGGAATAAAACCTAAAGTTGTAAAATGTATAAATTCTTGGGATTTAGAAATTAAATTTAATGACCTTTTCTTCTATACTACACCAGCTAATAAGTATAGAAAAGAAGGAAAACAAGATAATTTTATATAATGGATATTAAAGATTTTGTTTGTAGAGCACCATTTGAGGATTTTATGGTTTTTGATAGTGAAACTTGGTTTTGCTGTCCCGACTGGATGGAACTTGATGATGCAACTCAAATAGAATCTCATGATGATTTAAAATCTATTTGGTTTAATGATCTTAATACTAATATAAGAGAATCAATTCTTAAAGGAGAATATAAATACTGCTCTAAAGAAAGATGTCCTTACTTATCCAAAATAGTTAACTCAACTAAAGAAGAATTAGATAGCAAACATAAATCAAAATATACACATACAGAATATTTTGAAATGTTCTATAAAAAAGAGGTATTTCTAAAGAAATATAAAATAGATAATTTTGAATGGAAAATTTATCCTAGACTAATTTATTTTAATTTTGATCTAAGCTGTAATTACCAATGCCCTTCTTGTAGACTTCAGACTATACCTAATAAGAAAGATAAGAGAGTTACTGATATTATAAAAAGCATTAATAAACAGTTTGCTGAGACAGTTCAAGCTATACATGTAACAGGAAGTGGAGATCCATTTTATTCTAACGCTTTTAGACAGTTTTTACAAAATTTTAACCCTAAAAATTATCCTAATTTAAAAAATATATTTTTAGCAACTAATGGAAGTATGTGGAACGAAGAAATGTGGGGAACTATGAAGTCAATACACCCGTTTGTAAATGTTGCTGAAGTTTCAATAGATGCAGCAACTAAAGATACCTACGAAAATAAAACTAGATTAAATGGAAATTGGGAAAAATTGTTGGATAATTTAAAATTTATTGCTAAATTAAATCTTAATAGCATTACTTTATCTTTTGTAGTACAAGATCATAATGTACATGAAATGGTTAAATTTAAACAACTTATAAGAAATATTTTTAAAGGTACTAAATTTACTATCATGTATAGATCTATTCAAGATTGGAGACATCAGTCTAAAGAATGGTATATAGAAAGAAATGTAGCAGACCCTAAACATCCTTTACATAGTGTTTTATTAGAACAACTATCAGAGTTAGGTAACGCTAATTTTATCCAACATAATATGTGGCATTTATTTAAAGAACAAAAAAGTTTAATATGATATATTGGTTTACAGGACAACCAGGTTCAGGAAAAACAGTACTGGCCGACTTACTTAAAAAACAAGCATTACCTCATGCCTATAGAATAGATGGTGATGAAATGCGAGAATTATTTGATAACAAAGACTATTCTTTAAAAGGTAGAATAGCTAATATTGATGCAGCTCAAAAAATTGCTCATTATTTACATAATCAAGGAAAAGACGTTATAGTTTCTTTAGTTTCTCCTTACTTAGATCAAAGAGAAGAATTTAAGAAGATGTTAGATTGGCAAATTAAAGAAATATATGTTCATTATAGTAATGAAATTAGAGGTAGAGAAGAGTATCATGTACTAGGTTATCAAGCACCTAGTTTTAATTATCTTGATATTAACACATCAGATGATACACCTCAACAAAGTTTAGATATAATAAGACAGGAATTAAAAATATGAAAAAAAATACTTACTTTGTAGATATAGATGGAACTATACTTAAATATAGAAAGTTTGAAACTTACGAAAATACTGATGCTGAACCAATTCCTTCGACTGTTGAATATTTACAGAATGTAAAAAAAGAAGGTCATATGGTAGTATTGACTACAGCTAGACCCGACTGGTTATATAATCATACAGTTAAAGAATTAGTAAGTAATAATGTTCCCTTCGATAAATTAATTATGGGAATAGAGAGAGGACCTAGATATCTTATAAACGATATGGATCCTAAAAAACCAGGAAGAAGAGCAATAGCAATAAATTTAATTAGAAACGATGGAATCGAAACAATATAGTATGTTTATTGGTCGTTGGCAACCATGGCATAAAGGTCATAGGTGGTTAATAGATCAAAGATTAAACGAAGGTAAAAATGTATGGATAGCTATACGTAATGTTGAACCTAATGAAAATCAACCTTGGACAGCACATGAAGTATTAATGAATCTTCAAGAAGAATTAGATGATTTAATTCAGGAAGGAAGAATATTTATTAGTATAATACCTGATATAGAATCAGTAAATTATGGAAGAGGAGTAGGTTATGAAATTATCGAACACGTCCCGCCTTCCGATATTAATGAAGTATCTGCTACTAAGATAAGAGCAGAAATGCGTAAAGATGGAAAACTCTGATGTCAATAAAATTTTAAATATTTTTTTAAAAAAAGACTATACAGAGTTCTATGAATATTACGATTTAGACTGGAAAAAAAATAAATGGTTAAAAATAAATAAATTTTCTGAGTTTAATTTTGTAAGAGAAGTAATTAATAAAGATTTAAAAAAAGTTAACAAATTTTATCAAGTTGGCGATTTTATAACTTTATTAGTTTATAATAAAGGAGATTTTTTTGGAAGACATATTGACGGTCCAAGTTATATTTCTACTAAATTAAAAACTATTATGACAGGAGGTTATTTACTAAATACTAAGTATAAAGGTGGAGAATTTATAGTAGAAGATAAAGCATTAAATACTAAACCAGGAGAATTATTTTTATTTGGTAGAGAAGATTGGCATGAAGTAAAAGAAGTAACTGAAGGAACTAGATATTCTCTTCATTTTGCAATAAACGAAAATAAACCAAAAGTATTAATTTAATGGTAAGTAAAAAAAGACACATATTTAAGACAATTACTTGGAGAATTCTTGGCACTTTAGATACTTTTTTACTATCTTGGTTTATAACAGGTAGTCTTTCAATAGGAGCAGCTATCGGAGGAATAGAAATAATAACTAAAATGATTCTATACTACTTACATGAAAGAGCATGGTATAGATTTAGTAAGTTTGGAGTAAATGATAAAAATAGACGTAAAAAAAGGTGATACTATTTTAGTAGGTCGCTTTAAGAATAAAAAAACTAAAGTAAAAACTATAGAATACGATGAATTTGGTATGCCTGTAATTAACGGTAGACCAGCATGTAATTTTAGATTAGTAAAAAATCCAAGATGATACAATTAGGAATATCAGCTTTTTACCATGATTCAGCAGCGTGTTTAGTTATAAATGGTAAAGTAATAGCTGCTGCTGAAGAAGAAAGATTTACGGAAATAAAACATGATGATAGTTTTCCTGTTAATGCTATAGCTTTTGTTTTATCAGAAGCAGGAATACAAGATATAAATGAAATTGACGAAGTATGTTGGTATGAAAAACCTGAAATTAAAAAAGATAGAGTTCTTAAAACCTTTAATAAGTATTTTTTTAAGACTCTCAAAAATAGATTTATTTTTCTTTATAACTATTATTTTAACTCTCCTAAAAATTTACTTAGACGTCACTTCCAGTATAAAGGTTTAATTAGGTATACCGACCATCACTTATCTCATGCAGCTTTTAGTTATCTTACAAGTCCTTATAAAAATGCAGCAATACTAACTGTAGATGGAGTTGGCGAGTGGGAAACTATTACTATATCTAGAGGTATAGATGATAGCATTCAAAAAATAATGTCTATTAATTTTCCTCATTCTCTTGGAATGCTTTATTCAACTGTAACTGCATATTTAGGGTTTAAACCTAACGAAGGAGAGTATAAGGTTATGGGATTAGCACCTTTTGGTGATCCGAAAAAATATTACAAAAAACTTAATTATATTTTTACTCATACTTCTAATAAATTTGAAATAGATCAAAAATATTTTACATGGGAATATTCTGGTAAAGTAATGTTTAATTACAAGTTTGCAGAGCTTCTTAATTTATTACCTAGATTACCAGAAGAACCTATTACCCAAGATCATAAAGATTTAGCAGCAGCACTTCAAAAGATATATGAAGATAAATTTGAAAAATTACTTATTACAGCTAAAAATATTAGTAAATCACCTAATATAGTTTTAGGAGGTGGTTGTGCTTATAACGGTGTTGCTAATGTTTTAGGTTATAAATATTTTAGAGGAGTATATGTACCATTTGCACCATCAGATGCAGGTTCAGCAATTGGAGCTTGCCTTTACAATTATTTAGGTAAAAGAAAAGATAATTCTTCTCCTTATTTAGGTAATAAGTATACTAATGGTGAGTGTTATGAAATAATGCAAAAATATAAATCTCAAATAAAAGGAAGAAGATTCTTTAAAAAAGAAAAATTAGCTTTTAAAGTAGCTAAATTGATAGATCAACAAAATATAATTGGATGGTTTCAAGGTAGTATGGAATTTGGAGCTAGAGCTTTAGGAAACAGATCTATTTTAGCATCTCCAAGAGATGCATCTATGAGAGATAAACTTAATAGAGTAATTAAAAAGAGAGAAGGATTTAGACCATTTGCTCCTTCAGTTACTGCAGAAACAGCATCAAGGTGGTTTGAGTTAAAACAAGGAGTACCTTATATGAATATAGTAGTAAAAGCTAGAACAGATAATTTTCAAGCAGCTACACATATAGATGGTACCTGTAGAGTACAAACAGTAAATAGACATCAAAATCCTCTATACTATTTATTACTGAAACAACTAGGAAAAGTATCTGGTTCAGAAGTAGTTCTTAATACTTCATTTAATTTAAAAGATCAAACTATAACTAGAACACCTGAGCAAGCAATAGAAAGATTTATTAACTCAGACATAGATTACTTAGTACTTAATAATATTTTAATTTCAAAACGATGAGCGAAGATAAAAAAAATAAAGAACAACTAGAAAAAGAAAAAAAATTACAAGAAGAATTTGAAAAAAAATTAAAGGAACTTAAAAAAAGAGATCCTTTTGTATATAAAAACTTTTAAAAAAAGTTGTATATACGAAATAAATTAGTTATATTATATATTATTAACTAGTGTCGTAGCACCACTTTAAAAACATTATTATGAAAGAAAAATTTATATCGACAAAGGTTTTTGACGGATACTCCACAGTATTCAGGCAATGGAAAGCTGAAGAAACTCATTGCAAATATCTACACGGTTATGGTGTTTCATTCTTAATTACTTTCGAAGGAGAATTAGACGAAAGGAATTGGGTTTGGGACTTTGGCGGAATGAAAAGAGCCAAAGGTACAATTGATGGTAAATCACCTAAAGATTGGATGGATTATATGTTTGATCATACTTTAGTAGTTGCTGAAGATGATCCTTACGCTTATGCATTTAAAAAAATGGATGATGCCGGAGTTGCTCAAGTAAGAATAGTACCTGCAGTAGGAGCAGAAAGATTTGCTCAATTCGTATTTACTAAAGTAGATGAATTCGTACAAGAAGAGACTGAAGGTAGAGTAACAGTTAAAAGAGTAGAATTTAGAGAAAACAATAAAAATTCAGCGATATATGAGCCTAGGTAGAATAGAAGACTATAACAAAGTTCTACCCGTTCTCGAATTATATACAGCTGTCCAATCTGAAGGCAGTCGAGCTGGGTACCCTACTGTAGTTATTCGTACTACAGGTTGCACACATAGATGTTATTTTGGCGAAGGAGGATGGTGTGATTCTTGGTATACAAGTATACATCCTGAAAAAGGTAAATTTACTTTTCAATCTATAATTGATATGTATAATAGTCATCCTCATATTAAAGAAATGATGTTGACAGGAGGTTCACCTACTATGCATAAAAAATTAGTAAACGAACTTACACACTTCGCTAATGAGAGAGATATATTCATTACTATCGAGACTGAAGGATCTCATTTTTTACCTACTGACTATCCTATTAACCTTCTTAGTATTAGCCCTAAGTTCTCTAACAGTATTCCCGTTGTTGGTGCTGTTACACCAACTGGAAAAATCGCAGACGAGAAAATGATTAAAACTCATAATAGATTTAGAGTTAATAAAGATGCAATAAGACAGTCAATAGAGTACCATAAAGATTACCATATTAAACCAGTATTAGATAAAAATTTAACTATCTTAAATGAGATAGAAGAGTTTATTGATGATCTAGAGGTACCAAAAGAAAAGATATGGGCTATGCCTGCTGGAGATACAAGAGAGGAGTTAGTAAAAAGCTATCCCATAGTTATGAACTTTGTAAGAGACAAAGGTTGGAGATTTACAGGTAGATCTCATATTGTAGCCTTTGATACTGAAAGAGAAGTATGAGTCATATTATTTTAAGCCCTTGCGTTAGTACTTGTGATACAGCGTGTGTGGCTGTTTGTCCAGTAAACTGTATACATGGACCTATAGACGTAGAAGGAGCAGGAGAAGAAGTAGAGAATATGAGTAAAGAAGAATTAATTGGTAAACAACTCTATATAAATCCCGACGAATGTATTAATTGTGCAGCTTGTATTCCGGAATGTCCGGTTGATGCAATAGTTGACGATGAACAAGAAGCAATAGATATGGGAGAGTTAGAATCAGTTAAAAAGAATTATGAATTTTTTGGTTTAAAATATGAGTGAAAAAGAATTTGTTAAATGGTTTAAAGGCTTTGTAGAAGGAGCACACCATTTCAATATAAGTCCTGCACAGTGGGATTTTATTAAGGATAAGCTATCTAAAGTTGGAAAGCAGTCTAAGAATACCTATCATTTCGATGACTACTGGACTACAGATATAGCTTATTAAGTTATATATTGTTTAATTTTAAATTTTGTACATGAGACAAATTAGTTTAAGTCTGTTATTGGTGTTTGCATCATTTACAGCAGCTTTTTCGCAAATTAGTGGAAAAGTTTTAGACGGAGATACAAATGAAGGTCTTCCAGGAGCTACTATCATTGTTAAAAATACTGACAATGGTGTTGTTACAGGATTTGACGGATCATTTAGTATTGACGCTTTTAAAGGTGACGTACTAGTTATTTCATTCTTAGGTTACGCAACTCAAGAAGTTGCAGCTGCAGAAGGAGTTAACATAGTTCTAGTAGCCCAGCCTAACGTTTTAGGCGAAATTGTTGTTTCCTCTGGTGTTATTGATATTGCGAAGGTTAGAGAAACACCTGTAGCAGTATCTACGATTTCACCAAGTGAAATTCAACTAAAAGTCGGAAACCAAGAGTTTCCTGAAATCATGAACAATACCCCTGGAGTTTATGCGACAAAACAAGGTGGTGGATATGGTGATAGCCGTATTTCACTTAGAGGTTTTGATCAAAGAAACACCTCATTCCTTATTAACGGTCAGCCAGTTAATGATATGGAAAATGGATGGGTGTATTGGTCCAACTGGCAAGGTTTAACTGATGTAGCTAGCGGTATCCAAATCCAAAGAGGTTTAGGTGCTTCAAGATTAGCTGTTCCTTCTGTTGGAGGTACTGTATCAATCTTTACTAAAGCTGCAGATAGAGAAAAAGGCGGTTCAATAGCACAAGTTACAGGTAATGATGGGTACCTTAAAACTACTGCTGCGTATTCTACTGGTCTAGATGATGATGGATGGGCGTACTCATTCTTATTATCTAAATGGCAAGGAGACGGGTACATTTACAATACTTCTGGTGAAGGTTGGACGTACTTTGGAGCTGTTGGATATTCTCCTGAAGATTCAGATCATGCATTAAACTTCTCAGTATTAGGTGCTGGACAATGGCACCACCAAAGAGATGTTTGGGTTTCTATTAGAGACTACCAAAACTTTGGTGAAGAAGGAATTGACAGAAGATGGAACACTAATGGTGGTGTATTAAATGGAGAAGAATTCTCAATGAGAAGAAACTTCTACAACAAACCATTAGCAACTCTTAACTGGGATTGGGATATTAACTCTAACCTTAAATTAGCTA